ATAATGAATTATTAGCTCTTACAAATGCAGCCGTAATATTTGCATTAGCAGTATTTACATACGAAAACAATACACTAATGTTTGCATTTGCACTAGTAACATAAGTTTGAATTGTATTAGAAGAAACGAAGGCACCGTTTGCGTATATACCAGCAGAAGTTGCCGCTATAAAAGCTGTATTGGCTTGATTGAATGAAGCTTGAATTTGCGTTGCGTTTGCAGATAAGGCACTTTCTCTGGCCAACGGAAATCCACCAGCCGTAGTACCATCATGTATGACTAATGTATTTTTGGAGGTATCTACTGTTGCTTCACCAACAGCACCCGTAAACGATGCTGTTTGAGCAGTAGTACCTCTTCTCCATTGTATTTGTGTGGCCATTTAAAATCCTTGAATTATCTCTTATTTATACTTATGCTACGTAGCCTAAATCTTTTGTCAATAGGTAACCTCTAGGTGTAATAGGGTCTACACGACAATCATACAAGACTGTCAAATCTTCACCAAATGCAGATGATACGGCATCTGTAAAGTTACCCCAATCACCTGTTGGAAAATAATCAGCAAAAGAAGCATTACCTGTACCTGTGTTTGCTTTAACAAAGGCTGCATTTGCTTGAATGAAGGCCGAAGTGGCAGTATCATTGGCAGTTGTAGCAGTTGATTGAGCGGCTGATGCTGCAGCTGCGGCAGAACTTGCTGTACCGTCCGCACTTGTTGCTGTAGCCTGTGCAGTATTAGCCACAGAGAAAGCTGCATTGGCCTGATTTCTTGCAAACGTATCAACTGATCCAGCAGAAATAGTGTTCGCAAAGGCAAAGGCTGCGTTCGCTTGATTTCTCGCAAATGTATCAGTTGTTCCACCACCTGCATTAGCAGTATATTGTTTTGAACCATCTGAGAACTGAATGAACCCTGTATTAGCTACAAAGTTGTTAGCATAGACTGTATTAGCGCCAGTAATATTACCAAAAGCGCCAGTTGTAATGAATGATGTGGCAGTAATATCACCTGTTACAGTTCCACCAGTATTTGCATTTAGAGAATTGTTTGCTCTTGTATATGCGGCATTAGCTTGACTAAACGCAGATGTAATACTATTATTCTGTGTAGTATCTGTTGCAGTAGCCGCATTAGCTGCAGCAAAAGCTGCTATTATATTTGCATTGGCACTAGTAACATAAGACTGCAATAAACTAATATTAGCATTTGCACTTGTTACATATGTTTGTAATAAACTTATGTTTGCATTAGCACTGGTAACATAAGTCTGAATTAAGTTAGCAGAATTAAAAGCCGCACTGGCTGTAGCTCTTGCTACCGTATCTGGTGCTGAAGCAGGATTTAATAAGTCTGTGCCAACTCCTGCTGCGGCACTATTTGCCATGTCAATAAAGACGCCACGAACACTACCACCAGTTTCAAAAATTCTTAATTTATTTTGATAAACATCAATTGTTATACCAGCTGCCAAGGTTGTATTGGTTGCGGCTTTGTCTAAAAATAATTCACCACCTTCATCACCACCTTGACTTAGAGCTCTAAGTGTTCCTGTAACATTTAAAATTCCACCAAATGTGGCACCACTTGTATTTGCAAGAGCGTTGTTTGCTTTAGTGAAAGCTGCATTGGCACTATTAAAAGCCGCCGTAATAGAATTGTTTTGTGTAGTATCTGTTGCGGTAGCCGCATTAGCTGCGGCAAAAGCTGCGGTTATATTGGCATTTGCTGTAGTAACATAAGTCTGCAATAAACTTATATTAGCATTAGCGCTAGTGACATAAGTTTGTATAACATTAGATGCAACAAAGGCACCATTGGCATAGTTACTGGCTGCTAGAGCATTAGTAATTGCCGTATTTGCTTGTGTGAAGGCAATTGCTGTAGGTTGGTCAATGACAATGTTTCCAACCATTCCAGAATGAATAGAACATTGATATACATAAGTTGAACCAACGATATCGTAAGGAACTTTCCAATATAATGTTCCAGCAATTTTTCCCTGAGCTGAGGAACCAGTAGTTATTGTTCCGTCTGTAGCTACGTGAGTTAAACCCGTGTCATAGTTAGCTCCACCCGGTGACACCCGAACCATAAATGGGTGGCCTAAAACATTAAGGTTGAATGCAATTGTTTCACCAGCACGAACATAAACTGTTGGATTATTTCCTGAATATTGGTCAAGTAAATATCCTGAAGCACCACTATTTGTTACATTTAATTTTGTAACGGCACTTGTATAATTTGCATTTGCAGTATTGAATGCGTTGTTGGCAAAATTAAATATGTCAACACCATCATCACTAAAAATATTGGCACGAACAGTACCATTAACTGTGAGTAAACCAGTTGTCTTATTGAATGTGAGTTTCTCTGAGCCACCCAACGAACCGCCGTCATTGAATTGGAGTTCTGTATCAAGGCCTGATGGACCTAGAAAAGGATTGAATTCAGTTACAACACCAAGTGGTGTGGAATAAAACAACTTCCCATCTCTACTGTTAATAGAGATTTCACCATTGGCCAACGAAGCAGGTACATTACCTGTTACTGTTGAATGTTTTAACTGAATTATTGTATTAGCCATTAGAATGAACTGCCGTTATCTGCCTCTATTTTGAAAAGGTTCATCGGTGCGGGTTCTTCTATAGCAATAGGTGCAGGTATTAAAGGAAATACTTTATCTGGATTAATTTTCTTCAGCTTGGATATAGGTGCAATTTCTTCTAGTTTACTGATGTATTCATTCAACTTAGAAATCTCTCCTTGTTTTTCTTCCAACTGTACTTTTAACCCAGCAACCTTTTTCATTTCATCATTCAGAGCAGTTTGTATTCTGGTCTTTTCTTGATGAGCCGAAGTGTTGTTAGTTGCCCTTTGTTTGTACGATTCAATTTCTTCTAATTGACTTTGAACCGAATTCCATTGGTTAACAACTTCATTATATCTTGCCTCTAACTCTGCTTTTTGATTACCAGATTGTTCAGTCAATTTTAACTGAGTCTGGAACATAAAGTTCTGCTTGATTATCGTCATCAGATTTTCAAGCAGAATCTCCTGATATGCATTCGAAAACTCTACACTCATAACAATTCCTTTTCACAATAAATTTAGAATGTTCCGCCCTGTAAATGTGAAAACGCTGGAACACCTGAGTTATTTATTGTCAGTATATGGCCTTCTGTTGAAGACGATGCTGTTTGGAATGCACTAGTGCCTTGACCTAACAAGACACCATTTACTGTGTGTGTACCAACTCCTGTACCACCTCGTGCAACTGCTAATGTACCAGATGTGATAGCAGAGGCATCAAGCGCAATTGTTGTTGTGTTTGCAGAAACAATACGACCGTTTGCGGCAACTCTAAATGATGCAACACCAGTAGCAGAACCGAAATCATCAGAACTGATTGAAATGTTGGTTACATCAGTATTAGCAATTAGTGCTGTACCATTTGCAAGACTAAAGACAGCTGCGATACTTGTATTTTGAGTGAGGTTGACATCAACAGCACCATTGGCAGCTGCAAAGGCAGCTGTTATACTGTTGTTCTGAGTAAGATTAATTGCTGATTGTAATGTGGCTGCGGTATTACCTGATAAGAAAGCAGCATCAGCTGTATTCTGTGCATTGGTAATATTAGTATTTTGTGTTAGATTAATAGCTGACTGCAATGTAGCAGCAGTATTACCTGCTAAGAAAGCAGCATCAGCTGTATTTGTTACCGTTGTGATGTTGGTGTTTTGAGTAACATCAACAGCTGCATCAGCAAGAACATAAAAATAACTACCATCATTTGTTGCTGTCCAATTATCATTTGCTTCATTCCACACCAATGATACATTAGCAGAAGATCCACGATTAACTTCAATACCAGCATTTTCTGTTGGTGCTAATGAGCTTGGTATTTCAGCGTTGAGGGTGATAATATTATCACCAAGTAGAACATTGGTTGTATTAGCATATGTTGTTAAGCCACTAACTGTCAAGTTACCAGCAATAACCAAATCGGAAGAAATTGTACCACCCGTTTTTGCTAACGCATTATTAGCAGTTGTAAAGGCCGCCGCAGCTGTATTTGTTACATCTGTAATATTAGTATTTTGTGTAGCATTAATTCCAGCCTGCAATGTTGCAGCTGTATTACCTGCTAAGAAAGCCGCTGTAATACTATTATTTTGTGTTGCATTAATACCAGACTGTAATGTAGCAGCAGTATTACCTGATGAGAAAGCGGCATCACCAGTATTCTGTGCATTGGTAATGTTGGTATTCTGTGTTGCATTGATACCAGACTGTAATGTAGCAGCCGTATTTGCTGCATCAAAAGCTGCATTGGCATGATTTCTTACATAGGTGTCGGTTGCATTATTAGCAGCTGCGAAGGCCGCATTTGCAAGATTGAAAATTAGACCCTGTTGGTCAAGAAAGAACTTACCACCAATTGCAATAGAGCCTGTACCTGTTGGTGAACCAATGAATAAGGTATTACTCGTATAGGAATACGCTGGTTCGGCAACATTCAACGATGTTGGTGCCGCCGTTACTGTAGAAAATTTTAGTTGAATTACTGTATTGGCCATTCTTGGTCCTTATTGTTATTTGCCTATTTATGCGAATTGATAGTTTAAAAGGAACCACCAATCATTGTTGCCAATCCTATCAAGGCTGTATTTGCAGCAATGAAAGCTGAATTGGCAAGATTTCTTGCTGTAATATCAGCGGTTGTATCTGTAGCTGAATTTGCAGTATTAGCTGCAAACTGTGCAAGTACTAATGCTGAGTTTGCAGTAGCACTGGCCGCATTAGATGTTGCTCTTGCGAATGGGTCAAAGTTACCCGCAATTGCAGTATTTGCTTTATCAAAGGCCGCATTCGCATGAGTATATGCAGAGTTAGCATAAACACCAGAAGTAACTGCTTTTGTATCAGCAGTATTAGCCGCAACAAACGCACCATTTGCATACGTACTTGCGCTATTGACTTTAGAATCAATCGCATTAGCGGCTGCAAAAGCACCATTCGCATATATTGAGGCCGAGCCTGCATTCAATACTGCTGTGTTTGCTACTAAGAAGGCTGCGTTGGCGTAATTACCTGGCGTAATGCCAACAGTATTGGCAACTGCGAATGCGCCATTAGCATAGTTACTTGCTGATAATGCATTACTTACAGCAGTATTTGCCTGTACAAATGCACCATTAGAATATATGGATGCAGAAGTAACTTTTGTGTCAATTACATTTGCAGAAACAAAAGCTGCATTGGCATAGTTACTCGCACTTAACGCATTACTTACAGCAATATTTGCTTGTAAGAAAGCAGCGTCACTTTGTGTAGATAAAGATATTACAGTATTTGCTTGAATAAAGGCTGCGTTTGCTTTATCGAAGGCAGCATTCGCTTGAGCTGCACCACCAGAATTGGCAATAACAAGAGCCGCATTGGCTTGTATAAAAGCAGCTGTTGCTCTTGCATCAACTGTGTTTATGTTATTTTGTAAGGTGGTTTGTAATGAACCAGTTGATGAATTGGCTTGTATGAAAGCTGCATTGGCAGTATTGTAAATTGTTTGTTGTTGGTCAATATAAAATTTACCACCAATTACAATAGAACCAGTGCCTGCCGGAGTACCAATGAATAGAGTATTACTTGCATAAGAATATGCAGGTTCAGCTATGTTTAATGTTGATGGTACCGCCGTTACATTAGACGATTTTATTTGGATTAAAGCCAATTAAAAATCTCCACCATTAACAGCTTTTACCGAGATTGTATTAGCTTCAAAACTTCCAGTATCAGAATTGAAAATAAGGGTAAATCCATCTTGCGCTCCAGTTGTAGATATACCAGCTATCTGGTTAATACCCACATTAGGTTTTGGTGTAAAGTTTTGTGAGACAATAGTGGACTTACTGGTCTGAGTAATAGTTGCTCGACCAATACCAGTTGTAACATTGATTTTAGCTGTGATTGCCATTATGACTGCGTTACTCCAGGCAACACAACAACGATACCTTCAATCACTCTCGTTTTAATTGAAGTGGGTGAAGTAATAACAAGGTCGTAAAGATAACGGCCAGGAGTCATGTTGGCTGTATTAGCCGCAGTCATGGAAATAGTAACCTCACCGTTTGCAACACCAGTTACAGAGGCGGTGAAATTAGTTGCAGTTGTTGAGTAATAAGATTTTCTTATTTGAGAAGCAGCTGAATAACCGAATAGGTTGATTGCTGTGCCACTAGAATCTTCTACATTAACTGTCGTAGAGAAATTAGCATACTGCTCTAAGTTTAATTCTGAAAATGCAGCCACGTTTGAACTCCCAATTTGATTACCTATTTAGTCAAACTGGGAGTTTAAGATTGAATTTAAAACGTAGTGTCTAGCTTATCTTTAAATCTCAACCCATGATGTTGTTGGTTCATCCCAACGATACATCTTATCATCAACTGGTCTTGGTGTTGGTGGTTCCCAAAGACAAGATGTTTCATTTAGAGACCAACTTGCAAATGGTTTTGGCGAAATAAATGCGTCACGGGTAGAATCGTATGTGTAACCAATGCCAGCATAATTTTTACGCAATGGTGTGCCACCTTGAGTATGTACACCACCTATTGTGTTATAACTTGTTCGTTTGCAAGTTTGACCACGAAACTCACCATAGTGTTGCTCCCAATCAATAGCATCTTCTCCCTCATTTTTACCTACAATAACTTCGGTAACAATATTGTTTGAATCTAAGAATGCGTAATGTGCCATAATAATTTTCCTTTAAATAGTTACTGTGCCTGTACCAGCAGTAAATGTGTATATAGTGTTTCCACCAGAAGTTGTTTTAGCATAAGTTAAGCCAGCACCAATTGATGCTAAATCAGGATATATTGATGGATAAGAAATAATAACAATACCAGAACCGCCATTAACAGATGTTCGTTGAAGCGACACACCGCCAGCACCCCCACCTGTATTTACGGTCCCGTCTGTGGCTGATGCAGCTCCTGCTCCTCCACTTTGACCTCCGGTGCCACCTCCACCTAAACCGCCGATGCCCTTCAGTGTATTCCATGAAACGTCATCTGCGCCTGCGCCTCCACCACCCGCATAATAAACAGATGTTCCAGTAATGCTTGAAGCAAGACCTATACCTCCGTTACCTGCTTGCCCTTTTGGGCCAACCCCTAGGTACACTGGGGTTAAGCTATCGCCTGCTGCTCCGGCGCCGCCGCCGCCGCCACCTCCACGGTAACTGCCATTTTGAGAATCACCGCCTGCGTTACCTTGTCCTGCTGTTCCGGCACCACCAGTGTCAAAATATCCACCAGCTCCGCCACCTGAACCTCCGGCTAAGCCATTAGAATCAGCACTTGCTCCACCACCACCTGTTGAAGTAATTGATGATAATACACTATCACTTCCATTTGTAGTACCAGCACCACCTGCACCAACTGTTACCGTAAATGAGCCACCAAGAGTAAATGATTCAGCTGTTCTACATCCACCGGCGCCGCCCCCGCCTCCGTGATATGGACCAGCACATCCACCGCCACCAGCAACTACAAGGTAAGTAAATTTAAACGCAGGTGTTGTAGAGAAAGATACACTACCCGTACCCGCAGTAAATTGAGTAATTTTAAAAGGACTACTTATTGTTGTACCTGAGGTTAAACCAGCACCAACATCAATGTAATGTGTGTCAGGATATTTAAGAACAACAAAACCAGAGCCGCCAGTTGTGTTATTACCAGCACCGCCGCCTGTGTTTACAGTACCAGTAGTTCCAGTGGCGTTGTTGCCGCCAGTGCCGCCGCCCCCAGTACCGGCTGTGCCTCCTGTACCACCAGAAGGATGAGCGCCACCACCGCCTCCACCGCCTCTAGTTACAGAGGTTCCAGTAATGCTTGATGCTACTCCGTTACCACCATTACCACCTCTGGATGATGTGGCATTACCGCCTACTGCGCCTGCACCGCCACCGCCACCGCTGTTTGTGTAGGAAACATTATCAGAAATTCCATTACCACCATTATTACCTTGAGATGGATCAGTGCTTGGCGTATTTCCAGCGCCACCAGTATTCTCACCATTAGGGTATCCATAAGCACCTCCACCAGAACCCCCAGAACCGCCACTCCCGCCATTATTACCCCAACCTCCGCCAGCAGAAGTTATAGAACTAAATACAGAATTACTGCCTTGAGTACTAGGAGGGCCACCGGCGCCAACAGTTACTGTGTAGTTTGTTGCAGTTGAAAATGCAATTCCAGAGGCTGTTCTATAACCGCCTGCGCCGCCGCCACCTGCATAAGGACCACCACCACCGCCGCCACCGCCAGCAATTACAAGGTACTCAAGTAGAACACCACTGCCGCCAAGACTACGCTTCTTACGAAAAGCCCTTGCTGAACCAACATTAAATCTTTGAAATGGCATGATTAAAAATAACTTTGTACAGATGCAAACACATTGTAAGTTGGTGTTGCCGAAGTTTTGACAATGTTAAAAGAATATATGTCTGTATTAGCTGAAGTGCCGCCAATTGGTACACCACCTGCCCACTTCACAGTTGTTCCAGAACCATCAACTTGATATGTATTGATATAGTATGCAGTAGAACTGTTTGGCACAACTACAATAAATGTAGCACTATTACCAACTGGAACACCAGATAACCCAGTAAAGTTAACAGTACTGTTTGCAGATGAATTTGCAGTAAAGACAACATATGGTTGTGCAATATTAATATTCAAAGTAGCACTCATTGATGTGGTAATATTTGCTGATTCTAAAGTAGAACTTAGGAATGTTGTAGCTCCAGAAACATTTAAATTACCTAATGTTGCCGTTGAAGATATCTTATCACCTGTTACAGCTCCTGCAGCTAGTTCAGAAGTATTGATTGAACCATCTGCAATTGCCGCTGTAGTTATAGCGTTAGCGGCAATCAGTGCGGAGGTAATTGTATTGTTTGCAATATCAGCAAAAGTAATTTCACCATCAGCAATGAGTGCTGTTGAGATTACATTTGATGTGATACTTGCTGCTGTGATTTTTGAGAGTGCCATAATTCTTATTATGCTGGTGTAGTTACTTCAACCCATGATGTTGTTGGTTCATCCCAACGATACATCTTATCATCTGTTGGCATAGCAACTGGTGCTGCCCACAAACATGTATTTTCATTTAAAACCCATGAAGCATATGGTTTTGGCGGAATGAATGCATCACGGCCAGAGTCATAACTGTAACCAATACCTGCATAGTTTTTACGCAAAGGACGGCCTTCTGGATGTTGGCCGCCTTGTGTATTATACGAGGTCTGAACCCACAATGCTGGGTCACCCCAATGTCCGGTGTTTAATGTTTCTTGGTCGATAACGATTACTTGTGTAACGATACCGTTTTCTACTTTAGCAAAATGTGCCATATTTTATTGTCCATTTAAAAAGTTACTGTATCTAATAAGATACTTACTGTGTCATTGATTACTGTATTTAGTTAGAATGTAATTGAATCTAATGAAAAATTATAATCCATTATTTAAGTCCAAGAAACATTACCTGTACCAGCAGTAATTGTTGTGACTTTGCTAGCTCCATCTGTTGCAGTTGTGCCTGTTAATCCAGCACCAAGTGTAATTGTCATTCCACCTGCATATCTAAGAATAACTACGCCAGAACCACCAGCACCACTACGACCTGGCCAACCTGAACCACTTTCAGGATGTTGAGAAGCACCTCCGCCGCCACCGCCAGTATTTGGATCACCAGCTGTACCATTCATTGTGCCTGTAGATCCGCTTATACCGCCAGCACCGCCACCGCCAGACCCACCAACACCAGCAGTTTTAGCTCCTTGATAATTAGTAGCTGCTCCACCGCCACCACCAGCATAAGTTACAGAACTTCCAGTAATGGAAGAAGTTCTTCCAGCACCACCATTACCACCAAGTAAGCTACTAGAGCTGCCAGATCCATTTCCACCAGCAGCATTTGCTCCGCCGCCACCACCGCCTGAGCCTTGAGCATAACCAGTAAGACCGCCATTAGTTTCTGCTGACTGACCAGTACCACCGGTATATCCTTCATCTGCAACTGGAGTACCAGGAGTATTTTCATATCCATTAGCACCACCGGATGAACCACCATTCTTTCTTGAAGCTGGTGAAGATGTGCCGTAGTCAGTAATACCACCACCGCCACCACCGCCAGTAGTACTGATTGTACTAAACACCGAAGTGGAACCTGGCAATCCGTGTTGCGGCTGGCCAGCAGTTGTTGATGCACCGCCAGCACCAACGGTTACTGTGTAATTGGTTCCTGGAGTCACAGTAATAACACTCAACTGTGAGCCGCTAGGACCACCGCCAGCTGTGTAAGATGATTTAAGTCCTCCAGCACCACCGCCACCACCTGAACGATTACCTTGCATACCGCCAGATCCTCCGCCTGCAACAACAAGGAATTGTATTGCTCCATTGAAAGCAGCTGGACTTACACTATTAGAAGCTTCACTCGCTGGGCCTGTGCCAAAAGAATTTGTTGCAGTTACCGTAAATGTATAGGAAGTACCATTTGTTAATCCTGAAACCGTAACAGGAGAAGATGCGCCAGTACCAGTAAGTCCACCAGGACTTGATATTGCTGTGTAACTGGTAATTGTTGCTGGTATACCTAAGTCGGCTGGTGCTGTAAAGGCTATACTTGCGGACGTATCACCAGCTGTAGCCGTGCCAATAGTAGGAGCACCTGGAATTCTTGAAGGAAAAGGCCACACATTAATTTTTCTCCAATAAGCCGCTTGGTCAATTGTCCAAACACCAGATGCAGAATTTGTGGTTGGCGTAACTGGAGTCTTAGTGATTAGGCCGCCAAGATACTTTTTACTCATGTATTTTCCAATTCTTTAACTTTTTCCCAATATCCATCGCTTCTAGTGCTTGCATATTCAGGATCATGTTGGTCACCAAATATTTCCATTGTTTCTCCATCTAAATCACGCAACGCATACACGCAATAATAAATTGTATTATCTTCAAGCGCAGTAATTTTGTGTTGATGTTCTTTGCGAATCACAATAAAAGTTGGAGCCGTAAATTCTTTAGGTGTATTATCTTTAATTTGAACGCTGACCTTACCTGACACTAATAAGGTTACGTGGTCAAATTTGTGTTCGTGTCCATCAAAGGCTTCGCCTGCATGTTCGAGAACATTTTGTTTAACCCAAATGTTACCAAAGTAACCAAGTTCAAAAGTCTTCATGCTTCCTCAACAGGTGTTACCATAACATCGCCGTAATACAAGGCTGGATTTGTTGTGTACCAAGTGCAAGTATCTTCATTCAATAGAAAATCAGGGTGTGGTTTTGGTGGAATAAATGCGTCACGAATAGAATCATATGTAAAACCAATACCAGCATAATTTTTACGTAATGGTGTACCACCATTTAGGTGAACGCCGCCATAAGTATTGTAACTTGTTCGTTTACAAGTTTGACCACGAAATTCACCATAGTGTTGTTCCCAATCAATACCATCTTCGCCTTCATTTTTGCCAACGATGACTTCTGTAACAATATTATTAGAATCTAAAAATGCATAATGTGCCATAATTATTCCTTATCTGTACAAATAATAATGAGAGCCTGCAATTGTTGGGCCCAAATCGCCCATAAAATAAACAAATCCTTCAGTATGTTTGATAATAATTGTTCTAGTATATTGGTCATTAATTGCATTAGCCGATACGTCAACATTACCATTCTTACCATAATTTACAATCAAAACTACTGCCCCTGTGAAGTTATTCCAAACAAACAACCGGCATGGATTGTTGTCGTAGGAATTTCCAAAATCTATCATAACCTCACTAGTCTTTAGTGGCGGTCTCCACCATAGCCAGCCCCCGTTATCATCTCCTTGTGGAGCGCTATCATAGGTTTGAACAGCTGAAGCTCCATTCCAATTGTTATGTACTGCTGTAACAATACTCGGATAAGTTTGTGCGGCCTTATTAGAATCAGCGTACCAATTTGCAAAACCAGGTCCTGATTGGTTACCAAAAATAAGCGCATCAAATTGGAATGAACCAGGTTTTAAAGAACTACTATTAGCGGAGTAATCACTTGTGAATACAATTGTATTAGCAGCAGTACCAGTACGTACATAATTTAAATTTAAGTTGGTTAGATTAACTGGTATTCCATCCGCCGTGGTGTATGCAGGAGCTGTGTCTGCGCCACTTCCAGGGCCGCCCATTCGATTTACGCCACTCCACCGTGATGGCAATCCATATCCCCAATTGGCGGCAATATACCAGTTAGTTCCAAGAGAATCCGTACAATAATAAGTATGTGAATCTAAATATGTGGTGTTTGCCAAACCCATATTTGAAGAAGCACCCATAAGTTTATAAGGCGTGCCATTTATAGTGCCAGTCGGAGAAGCTATGTAACTACTTGCACCTTGAGTAGTATATACTGGCAAAGTAGTAGGACTCGGACTCGTACTGCTTAGGCCCGTCCAAGTGTTAGCTGCTACAGCCTGCATCTGTTGTGTGATTGTCCAAATTCCCGTGTAACTAGGCATTTTTTATTCCTTAGAAAGTAATATTGCCTGTACCAGCAGTGAATCTATAAACCCTGTAACCAGAACGTGATGGTTGGTCGTAGGTTAAACCACCACCAATAGTTAGTGCAGGAGATGTATTGGGATAAGCAATAATGACAACACCAGACCCACCATTCCATCCGCTACTTCCGGCGTTTTGAGACTTAGCACCGCCTCCGCCATTTCCTGAATTTGCAGTAGCATCTCCGCTAACAGTGCTTGAATAGTAGGCCTGTCCACCAGCCGCATAAGTTACACCAGAACCTGTAATAGATGATGGCGCACCTGCACCTCCAAGAGGCCCAAAAGGAGAAGAATTACCTGTGTCGTAGTTTGTAGCACTACCGCCCACCGCTCCTGCACCGCCACCACCGCCAGCTATCCAGCCTTGATAAACGCCCACATTGGTTGCTGTGCCACCGTTATTTCCTTGACCTGATGTTCCCGTTCCGCCTACACTAACTCCTGCGGCGCTAGTTGAACCATAAGAACCCCCGCCTCCAGAACCGCCAGCAACGCCAGCATTAGAGTAAGAACCACCGCCTCCACCGCCAATTGCAGTATATCCTGTTATTAGAGAGTTTGCACCGCTACCCGCCGTTGCTGCGCCATTATTATTTCCAGAGAACGCACCGCCTGCACCAATAGTGACTGTATACGTGCCGCTAAATAAAGCCGTGCCGTTTCCAGCAGTTAACAAACCACCGGCACCACCGCCGCCGCCACCTCCACCTCCACCTCCAGCAACAACAAGATACTCAGCAAGAGTTCCAGTTGGTGCAGCTGGAATCACACTATTAGAAGCCGCACTTGCAGGGCCACTACCAAAACTATTTGTAGCTTTTACTGTAAATGTATAAGCTATATCGTTAGTCAAACCAGTAAATGCAATTGGAGAAGATGTGTTTGAACTTGTAATACCAGTATTTGAAGTTGCTGTATAGCTTGTAATGTTGCTGGCTCCAGAATTTGATGGAGCTGTAAAAACTACATTCGCAGTAGTATTCCCAGCAGTAGCCGTGCCAATCGTGGGCGCATCAGGCACTTTCAATCCAGTATAAGAAGCGGTAATGAAACCGCCTAGGTAGCGTTCGGACATTTGTTATACTTTAACTAATTTCTTCCCAAGAACATAAAACGGATAAACCATTTGCTGATCCGGATTTAATTCCTATTGAACGATTTTCTTCCAAATAGAAAGATGTGGATTTATCAGTAAGAATCAAAGTAGCATCAGCGGGAACACTAATTGTAAAAGCAATTGGAAAACCAGTTCCTGCTAAAGCTGCTTCTGAGTATATATTACAAGTTACATCAATAGCATTAGCTCCGTCTTTATTTGCTACTAGAATAGTATTTACTTTATATACTTTTCCACTTGAAGCTGGATTACTTAGTAAACCAATCTCAGTATTTGAGGTTAATATTTGTGTGTTCGAATTAGCATTAATTAGTGCTACGTTGACAATATTTGGTGCGGCCATTTAGTTTATCCTCCGAATACAATAGACATAGCTATTGCCTTTCCTGTTGTTGCGCCGGGTGTGGCAAGTTTTGCGTTTGTAATTGTTGCGTCAACGATGTTATTTGCGTTGATTGCTGTCAGGCCAATCTTGTCGCCTGTAATAGCAGCTGATGCAATCAAATTAGATGTAATAGCTGTAAGACCGATTTTATCACCAGTAATAGTTGCTGATGCAATTAGATTGGATGTAATTGTTGTTGGTGCAATCTTGTCACCAGTAATAGCATTAGTCTGAATCTTAACTGCGGATACAGAAAAATCTGATGGAATATGTGGACTAGCACCAATTCCAAGGAACAATACTTGAATGTTATTTGTGCCTGTTGGCGGTGCTTCTGAGAAAGTAAGTGTTGTACTAGATACCGAATATGTATCTGTATGCTGGCGAATACCACCAACGAATATTAGAATCGAAGAAGTAGCTAATGGTGCTTCACGCAAGGTGAAGTTGACTGTGCTATTGTCACCATTGAAGGAGTCAATAGCAAAGGTCGATGATGTGGGTTGATTTCCTAGGTAGGCCAATTTATTATCCTTTTATATTATCTATTTATTAGGGTTTGGTTGGCCAAGTAATACTAAAAGGATCGGTTTGAGTTGTAACATCCCTTAATGCCTGACGATATGCTGACCATTCGGCTGACATTGGAGTGGCAGTATCAGCGGCACGAATAGAAACCCAATCAGTTTCTTTCAAAAGATTATCTCTGTCTGAACGGATTGCGACCCATTGAGTTGCATTGCGAGCAGTAATATAAGTTTCTTCATGTTGAGCTTTAGTTGTTGTAACACCTTCAACTGTGGTGTCTGCGAACAAATCAGCAACTTCCCAATTTTCAATCCAATTTCCATTACTATCTTGTACAACACCATTCTGACGAATTGTTTTAAGTGGGTCAGTATTTGTTGGTTGTGGTGCTGCAAAGATTGGGTCAATACCAATATGTTCAAATACACCTTGGTCCCATACGGCTGGAAATGATGTATTCCAATGCCTACGGCGGAGCTCGCCTTGTGAAACAACTTCACCTGTTTCTCTGATTCTAAAATTTGCCATTTATAATACCTTGATATTCGGTTGTTAGATTGAAAATCTCTAACTGTTTATTTATGCTATTGCCAAAAATATGAATGTACGATTGATACCATTGAGTACGCCCGGCGCAGCAGCCGAAATCTCAAACCCTGCGCTGTATGGGTCAATGTAATCTTCTGATGTAATTTCTGCGTTTGTGTTGTTAAATTCTAAGTAGGGGTCATTTCCTGAAATGATGCCACGGGCTGAGTCAAATACAATCCAACCACCAGTTCCGTCCGCATACTTGATAAGAACAAATCTCGCCCCTGTTGTAAAACCACAGTCAACTTGAACTGCTGAAGCTGAGCCTGCGTATGAACCTACTTTGGAAACGCCAGGACAAGTTGCAAATAAATACGCAACGTAAGCCACAGTATTGTTTGTTGTGTTATCGCTTAGTGTTATGCTTGATGCACTCAACGAAGTTGCAAGAGTGCCGTTATAGTTGCCAGTACCATTAAGGTTATACACTTTGCCTGAAGGTCCAAAAGCACACTGGATGCTCCAGTTATTGTCACTTGTTGATGCCCTACTTTTAAATATCATGAGCTCTGGCGCAACGCCTAAATTATGATTTAAAACTCGGCCGCCTGCTCCAGTTCCTGTGTAAGCTACAACATCAAAGAAGCCTGGAGCACGCCGAAATGCATATGAAACAGTTGTGTTAGTAGACCATTCGGCCCTAACGCCTTGCATTAAATCAAAACCGTATGTGTAAGCCGCTTCCGTCGCAGTTGTATTTGGCGACATATAGTTGTTAGTTAACCGACTTGTCTGATACCAATCAGTTACAACACCTTTTTGTCTTGTTGGCAACCAATCAATTGGGAAGCCACTATTAGCCGCCGCTGTGAAAAAACCGCCACCTGGTGTCTGCACTTCAGGACTAAACACACTTGTACCCACAGTAGGCACTTTCATCGGGCCTCTGCGAATGGCTATGTAGATGTAGGTAGCACCGCCACCATTTAAACCTGAGCCTGTAGATGTAACAGTAAATCCTGTAGCAGTTGGGTTTAATTGAGTGCCAGAAGCATCTTCAATAGTTGCGGCATTTGGATATAACCATTGAGACGTGGTCATGGACATACCACGCATGGTGTCCATTAAAATCCAATCTCCTGTAGCACTTGTTTTTTTAACAAGAAGCCATTGTGGTTCATAGCCTAAAGTTACATCAAGTGGTGAGCCTGTTCCTGTGTATGTTCCACACGAAATCACATTGTCTGTACCAGTTAGGCCAAAGCCTCCTGCGTCATGGGCGAATATATATGCCACAAAAGTAAGACCACTGCCATTAACACCAGTATCAGTTCCAACTGTAAAATTAGATGATGTGGGTTCGGTATTATTCCAAACAGATGAAGCTGTTGCAAAAGCATTAGTTGATTGAAGCATTGCATATTTTGTAGCACCTTGTGACCTGTGATAAACACGCCACCCTTCATCACCCGCTCCAGTTCCTGAAACAGCTTTAATAAAAATGCAACCTACAGTAGAACCAAGACTATGGGCAACAGTACGGTCAGAACCTGTTCCCGTATAAGTCACAATATCAAAGAACTTTGGTTCCTGGCGGAATGTCCAGGAGACATATTTAACTCCTGAAAAATTTTGCTGATAGTAAGAACCACCACTTGCTAATCTAAACCCGTCTGCTCTAGTGCTCATGGAATCTGTTGTATCGCCATGAGCATCAGTAGTATTACTATTTAAAGCAAAAGTGATACCTCTATTGGTATCATATAACTGATGCCGATTCCAATATGAGTTGTATGCGGCTGTTGACTCTCTTGCTTTAATCCAAATAAGAGCACCTTTACCAGAAACATCAATTCCATTAATAATATTTTGTTCATTGCCAGCATAACCTGTACCTGTACCTGTATAAAGAAATGTGCTAAACAAATTTTCAATATATTTTTCTGGAGCACCGGCGCCGCCGGCACCACGCATTAATCTTTTAGCTGTAATTGACATAATTTATGCTGTGTAACCGATTAGAGAAGAAGCACGCCATGTGCT